AGTCATAGCCATATTATAAGCTTCATCCTTGCTTACTGTAAGCTTTGGATTAGTCTTATGTAGCGCATTAGCGTTAGACCCGTAACCAATTGACCACTGGCTTTTATCCCAATAGATTTTAGGATTGAAGCCTTCTCTATCTTTGAACACCCGTACGAAATAGCGATACAGAACTACCTGTTCAGCTTTCTCGTCTAAGCCTGTGCTCCAGTTTGTGGCCTTAGTTACTGGTCTATTGTTCATCTGTGGATGATTGGTTACACCCTCGAATCCACTAAGACCTACACTTGCGATACCCTCAACCTTATTCAAGCCAATGGTTTCTGGCGGTAACTCCCCATTTCTTGCCTTTTGAGCAAAGATTTTAGGAGACTGAACACTTACACCCAGTACAGGTAATTCAGGCCTTAAAAGAGAAAATCCAGGGTCAACCATGCTAATTGTGGCAGTGGCAATAATACCAAAGGCTGAACTTGCTAATTGACCAAAGACTAACTTGCGCATTGTTGGATCCACTGTATCGCCTCTTTTATCTGCTGCTACCATTTCATTAGCCACATAGATAGCCCATGCAAATAGACCGAAGCTAATAATAGAGAATAGCCAGTATAAGCCTGTGCCCAACTGAAGCTTAATTAGCCAAGCTATCCCAATCAGGGAAGCTGAGGCTAGTGCACTCATGAGCATGAGGCGCTTACCTGGACCACGTATCCACATCCAGGTAGCATTAACTTGGTCTGCCATTCTTATATAGGCTGGCAAGGCCTGTCTTGATTCATTCATGATTGAATCGGTTTAAATGATGTTAAGTAATCAGGTTTTTAAATTCTAAACTGGATATTTCTTAAAATATCCAGCAAGGAACGCCCTCATTCCTTGCTCGTCTTCAAGACGGGGTACTTTAACTCCTCTTGCTCTTTCGCAAGATAGTAAGAAAACCAAGTCTTGGGCTTCTAAGACCCTTCCATTTGGGTCTTTGTATATCGGAAGGCTTGCAGTCAATTTAGCGTAAGTCATAATACAAACCCTTTTAAGTCACCACGACATTTAACGTTTTCTGAATACAAGGTACTCCTCAGATTAACGGATTCATAAGAGAATCACCCATAACTCAGATATTCTGTTATTGTAGTCATTCATTAGTAACAGATACCAAATGAAAAACATAGTTTATAGCCGTATGTTAGGCTCTACTCATTAAGAGGACGTTTGGACAGTTGTTCTTCTGCTATTTAATCCAGCCGAAGCCGAAGAAGGGTTTAGGGGTTTAAAAAAAAGAGAAGCGGTAACTAAACCTTTGAATGGAAATTAGTTCCGCCCCTCTTGTGCAAAAGCACAATATCTTAATCAATTTGAAATGAACGCTTCCAGCGCTCATCCTCTCGGTAGTTCACTACCTCAAGTCGTGCGTTACAGTCGCACCCCTGTTGCAAAAATTACAGCATATTTACTGGAACTTTTGCAAGTGTTACAGTATCGCCACGAAACTGGTACTGTAAATAAATGAACCCATCACGCTCATTTGACCTATCCAATCTTGCAAGATGGATAAGGTTTGATTGTGGGTAATCTTGCGGGTTTCTCAACACCGCAGAGATTGCAGAGTCAAATTGCTCTGCCGAAATTGGTTTCCAAGGAAAATTTTTCATGAGAATTAAGAATAAGTTTAACAGTGACGGTTTGTGAGGTGCAACATAAAGCTACACCTCATAATAAAAATTAACCTCTGCGACTGCCACGACGAGAAGTAGTCTTAACTACCTCCCATGACTGCTCTCCAACAATATCTTCGATCCGCAAAGAACGAATAGTTTCAATCCATTTCTTAGAAATGGATAAAACTATTTTATTGCGTGCGTTACAGGCGCACCCCTGCGGAATCAAAGACACAAAGCTGTCAATGATTCCAAAGAAAAACCACTATGGAAGTGGTTTTCTTTTTCAATGTCTAAAGAAATCGCAGCCAATACCTCGCTGCGTTTCATTACAAAGGCTCCCCAACCGAAGTTGGAGTAATTCCCGAAGTTTCGGCTGCCAATAAAACGGCAGCCGTCGAAGGCGATTGACAGGAACTTGCCTGTCAATGTGTAGTGATGAAAAACTAATTTTTCCATGTTTCAATCTATTTTTTACCCATTTAAGGGCTGTTATTTAATCCAGCCGAAGCCGAAGAAGGGTTTAAACAGTTGACTTACTCTCTTTTGAGTAATTATGTCGGTGCTTTTATCCACATTTGACGTTAACAGTAAAGCATACTTATTAACCTTCTGACCGCTTGGACTTAGCGGAATGAAAGAAAGAAACTATCGTTTAGATAATCTTTCTTTCATTTGTTTTTGACGAGCTTCCCACTCATTATATTTCCTAAGAACAAGTCCTTTTGGTATATAATAAGTAGAGTCTACGACAGTTCTTTTAGGTACAAACCCATAAGAGAAATCTTCTCTTAGTAATTCATAATCATCCTTCAAAGAATCTTCTGTCACTTGCATTTCTAAAACATCCCCTGAATAGGTAGTTAGTTTCATGCGTTTTACAGAAGAGTCGTATTCACACCACATAACAGCTTTACAAAGAGAATTTTCTCCCCATTTAGCTAATTGTAATGTAATACTCTTCAAAAACTCTAATCTGTCTTCTGTCATTACAGTTTACAGTTTACAGTTTAAAGAATTTAAAAATACATCGCGCTTACAGTCCGCCGACCCAGATTGTTGTGAGAAAAACTAGAAAATAGAAATTAAATAATTGGACATAAATTTGTCCGTAATTACGGTCTTACTTTCAAGACCTATTAATGCAGAATCAATGTTGGCTTTCCATGACATAGAGCCATCATTAAGGTCATTCCTTAATTTACACCTTTCAATAAATGTCTCAACTGAGATATTAATGATGAGATCCAAATCATGTGAAAATAACCTTAACATCATCATGTCAGAAACCAATAAATGCTTGCCAGTCGTTTGAGACTCTTTCACAGCCTCAGCCCAATATCCCTGAATTAATGTATTCCATAATTCAGGATTATCAGAACGCCATTTGTTGCGCGCCTGGAATCCTAATGGCAAATTAAATGCCCCGTTTATGCGGGCTTTGTAATCCTCGTCAAAGTCAAGGAGGTCATTACGCATTTCTCTTGCATAAGTTTTTCCAATGCCTGGATGTCCCCAAATTATCATGAGCTTATTGTATTATATTTAGTTTGCGCGCACAATTACGCTTGAGCTTTATATCCCATTGATATAATCTAAACCATGACCAACCCCAGACGGTCTGCTACGGCAGAAAGACAACCCCCGCGTGATGCGGGGGGGTCTCTCTCTCAATATAACGTAGCAAAACTTTTTTATTAGTTTAGAGTGTTTCACAAATACTCATTTATTATGACTACTACTTTAAATGTTTCAAACATTACGCTTGCAACGCTTACAATTCGTAACGCTGGCAAATTGTTAACTGAAAATGGTATCACTAAAACGGTACTTGATGCAATGACAGACGAAGAAATTATGCAAAAAGCAAAGGACTTGTTAGCACCAAAACAAATCGGCGAAATGTCATTGTTTGACAAATACAAAGCGGGTAAGTTGGGTACGTCGGGCAATTCTAAATCTTTGATGAGTTCAAAAACGCTTGCCTTGTTCGGTATCAATGAACCGTCAACCGAAGCAAACGACTTTTTAGGTATGCGTAAACTTTATGCCTTGTTATCAAATGCAAAACTATCTTGTACTGTCAAAAATGCAAAAGGCGTTTCCCCGAAAATGGTTGCAAACCTTAATAAAGAAGTTCAAAAAACTTTGATAACAGACGGTATAGAAGCTATCAAATATTTGGTAGAAATTTCCGCTATTATTGACAGCGAAAAGGCTGTTACTTTTGAAATTGCCAAAACTACATTAGTCGGAAAAATGGAGTCAAGTATCTTTGATAAAATCGGTTTTGCTACGTTATATTGAGAGAGAGACCCCCCCGCATCACGCGGGGGTTGTCTTTCTGCCGTAGCAGACCGTCTGGGGTTGGTCATGGTGAGTATACAAGCATATACCGATACACGAGTTTTCATATTTTTTTTATAAAATTTTTTATAATTTTTTTTCAGTACCAATAGTAACATATTTATGTTCTTTTCGTTCTATAAAATAAGTAAGACAAAAATTTATTATTAGTTAATAAGTTCCTTAATTAATACATATATAGAGAAGCTTATTTAAAAAGAGGTAAAATCTTTAATTAGAGCATTTAAATGAAGAAAATGGGGAGTAAATTAGCATTACTTATACACGCCCAGGTAGTACAGGTGGTATCCCCACGTGCATCTCATGCATCCCCAGAATCTAGTTTAAAACAAAAGATAAATACAATAGAACTAAAATGTACTAAAAATGAAGAAAGCATTAATTAAAAATACCACAAGTAGGCTACATACGGTAGGTACAAATTTAATTACGTCTGTTGATGAGGAGACGGGAGAGTTGGTTGCTAAAAAAGAAGTAAAGGAAGTATTGGTTCATGATGAGAAATTATTCTTACAATTATATTATGCCGTAGAGGCGTATTTATGTCACTTAACTGGAATGGAAATGCAAGTGTTTATGCATTTATGTTTTGAAGCTAATGGTAAGAATAGAGCATTTGCTACGCCTAATGTTAAAGAAGAAATAGCGGAAAAAATAAATTTAAGTAAGACCGGAGAAAGAAAGAGTTCTGCGAAAAGTGTTAGCCAAGCTATACTTAAATTAGTTGAGAAGGAAATGTTAACTAAGAAAGGTGTATTTGAATATGAGGTTAATCCTAGGTTTATCTGGAGAGGGAAAGCTAAGGATAGGGAGTTTTTAATAAAACAAAATCTTAAAGACAATAGGAATGCTTAATTACACTGAAATAAGTAAAAATAAGGAAACATTAACAGGGATATTAGCTAGAGGGATTGAGCCTATTTTTGGTAAATTTAAAAGATTTAAGTTTTCGGAAATTTTACATTATGATCCACTATATGCACTAGAATTATATAATACATGGTCTGGTCCTGTAGAACAAGAGACTTTTATTGATATGATTGAGCTAAAAAAGTCTGGCTATTTTGAAGGAGCGCCATTATCACTTCTAAATATAGAAAAGATAAAAAACAAAATATTGCTAGAAGATTTTAGCCTTAAAGGTGATTTGATTACTATGAATAGTGAACAATTTAATAGGCAAGAATTAAAGTTTCAAAAAGAAATAATAAAAAATAATTACAGATGAAAGCAACGATAACGAGAGCTATAACGATTAAGGATAGAGTGACATTGATACTGGATTGCATAAGGAGCTTATATGGGTTTCCTCAGGTTACGGAAAGGGAGCGAGATTTGATTTATAATACACTCATATTACCGCCTCAGTATGAGGGAACGCCAACGCCCTTTAGCTTAACGATGAAGAAGATTTATCAAACGAATATGAAGTTGAGTCAAAATGCGGTAAACAATATCATTATAAGCTTAACTGAGAAAGGGTATTTAAGTAAGGATAGTTATGGTGAGTATAATATTAGGAAGGATATAAGAGCATTGCTTAGGATGAAGGAAATAGAGTTGGTATTGAATATTACGGAAAAACAATTGGGACAGGAAACTAAAATAGAAAGATAATGGATATGGAATTAGATGAGCTAATGGGCTCACAATTAAAGAAAGAACAAGTGCGTTTATACCCTGAATGTGATACTATAATTGTTAATGGCACGTGGAGTAGGGAGCGCAAGATATATTTTAGTACATTAATTGAGGATAAAGATAAGAAATTATATAAATACTCAGTTATAACATACTATATAATTTATAAGGGCATAGACAAAGAAGGGCCTATTCAAGAGCTAAGAGAAAACTTTTTAAAAGCTGTTAAAGAAAAAATAGAAGGATAATGAAAGAAACTTGGATTGAGTTAGCAGAAGTTAAAGTAAAAGAAAGTCATCGTAATCTAGAAGAGAAAATATTTGAAGATACGCATGCACTTTTTATGAATAGGTATAAGATAGAAAAAACAGAAACATACAAAATTAAAAAGAATTTAGAAATGGAACAAGTAACGAATTTACAGAATGAATTAGTGGCTATTAGTGTTAGTTTAGAAAACAATTTAAAGTTGGCTGCAAAACCAAATAAAGCAGCAATTAACCGTGCACGTAAGAATCTTCAAGAGATGAAGAAAACATCACAAGCTTTACGTATTGCTTTATTGGCGTATAAAAAGAGTCTTTAATAAATAATACATCTACACCATATTATATATATGCAAACTAGAAACATAGATGAGATCATAAGTGAGGTACATGTTTTATATAATCAGGATAAGCTACCCGCACAACAGAAGACAGAGCAAGAAATAGAGTCCATGATAAAGGATCATTTCTTATATCTGAAGAAGTATTTCCAGAAACCTTATGCAATAGAGTTTAATATGGAAAAGGTGGCTAGATTTAAGATACGGTATCGACATGTAAGGAAAGAGATCAATGACCTAATAAAGGACTTAAAGGTTATAAGAGAGTATTCTAAATGTAATGGGAAAGACAATTGCTTTCTTTATTTAAAAGATAAAATTGCTCTTATATTATTTTTAGCAAATAGATATAAAAGCGAGGGTGACTATTCTAATATATTCGATTTAGAAAAAGAAATGAAGTTAGAGCTAAAATACTGGTGGATCCTAAAGCAGAAATATATGGACATCTACACAAAGACAGGTAAGTACAAGAGACTGCAAGCTTTACGTAAGATGTGGCAAGAAAGGAATGAGGCAGGACAGAAGGTTGATATTCGCATGAAAGAGGATTATAAGCCTTATATAAAAACACAAATGCCCACAGATATGAGTAAGTGGGATATAGATACGGAATAAGCTATGATATTTCAAAATCCAACACAAGAGGAGCATGATGAGTTATCTTTTAATCTAAGGATAAGTTTTGAACGCGTGGCATTGAGCATCCAGTTTCTTGAGAAGTGCTCCCCTAGTAAAGAAAATAAGGATATAGTGGAACGAATGATTGTTCGGATATTAGAACATGATACAGATTTAAAAAAACTAGAACAAGAAGAAAAGGAAGATTAAGATGGAATCACAAATTAATATGAATAGACATTTAATAAATGATCTTATTCGACAAAGAGAATGTTTAACTGTTTGGATAGAGAGGTTAAAAGCAACAAATGAGAAACTTGAGGAACTTGAGGAACAGGAGAAAAGAAAGATTGATTCGGATCGACCTATGATCGATCCTAAAGTAAATCAAGCTATACGTGAACAAAAGATTGAGCTTATCCTGAATGAGCTACTTAAAGTAATGGAAGATGGCAACTAAAAGAAAAATATGTTGCAATAATAATATGTGTCGAAAATGTAATAGAATAATAAGCGGGAACTTTGATCATTTTTTAAGACATGTAGAAAAATGTACAGGCACAAAAGATCAAGAATAAACAATAAAGAAAATAAAGAACTAAAATAGAAAGAAATGATTACGAATTTAAAGAAAGTTAATAATACCCCAAGTGCAACAAACTCACGTTTTAAGGAAGACTTAGAAAAACGTATTGCTGAAAATAAGGCATATAATGAAAACATCCTAGAAGACCTACCCTTATTTGATACACTAGAGATCTTAGATGGTAGAGTTATTATACGGTTACTTAAACATGTGGGTGAACAGGATAACGATGGGCTCTTATTGGAACGCAAGTTTAAAGCCTCTGAAACAGAGGGCGGTAAGCCAACATCTAAGATTGAGAATTGGGATTATGCCATGAAGGCAGTTATTATTAAGAAGCCTGAGCAAGGATATATGGATGCTTTAACCAATGATGAATTGAAGCAAAAGTTTGATAACATTAATGTAGGCGATGTCGTCTGGTTACCTATGAGTTTAATGCATGACACGAATGCTGTATTTATCCATGAACGGAATTACCCCGTTGAGGGCTTTGCGGGATACTTATCTGTATTTGTGGGTGCTTTACAAATGAAGGAGAAAACTATCACAGATAGTAAGAAAGCGGCTTAAATCAAAGATATGACATACGTAGAACAAGAGAAAAGCTTTGCGGAGTTTACGCAATCAATGCAAGATACAATGTTTCGTAAAGGCAATGACTATGGAACAGAAGATAGGTTGTTTAATTTTAAGGCTGTGGCTACTATCACGAATACAACACCAGAGTTGGCTTGTCTTAACCTTATAGCCACAAAAGTAGCGCGGTTAAGCGTATTACTCAATAGTCCAAATAAATTGCCTAATAATGAATCTATTGATGATTCTATTTTAGATTTAGCTAATTATAGTATACTTTTAAAAATGATAAAAGATGACAGTATTTGAGGTAGATAAGAACTATTGGGATGTCAATAAGCATTTTAAAGTCTTCTTTCAAGACATCTATGACAGCGATAAAAGCAAGGATAAGAAGCTCTCTAGTTTAAAGATGTGGTGTATAGCTTATTATACAGATCCTAGCAGAGAGAATATCTATTCTAATATGTTGAACGAGGAGAAGAAGCAATTGATTGTGGATTCATTCTTGAAAAGCCAAGGCATTAAGGATACCAAAGAAGTAGAGAAGGTTATAAACTGGGAACTAGATGCACCTTATATAGAACGATACTTAATGATTGTGAGTTCAAAGGCAAAGAAGCTGTTACGTAAATGGGAAGATAAGATTGAGGAATTGACCACATTTGCTAATTCATTTGAGATCACAAAAGATACGTATGAAATGGTGATAGATATATTTACGAAGATACCTAAGATGTGGCAAGAATATAGTCGGATAAAGAAAACAGTAGATGAGGAAACAACAGAACAAGGATTTGGAGGTCAAGAGAAATCCTTCCTTGAAAAGTATGGATAAACATGGAATATCAGAAAGCAAAAATAATAAATAAAAAATTTAATATAGAACAGAACATGAAAGCATCACAAATTACAAAATTAGATTTATTCACGGAAGTAAAAGACGGTAAATTTGAAGTTAGTATTCCTTATGCAAAAGGAGACACTATTTATTATCTTGAATCAGGATATAAAACAAAACCCAGCATTAAAGTTGGTAAGATTAAAGCATTGACAGAAGTTACATTTGAAATCGATCGTGAATGGGACTACGTAGAAAATGTAGGGAAGCTCGAAGAGCGTACATTCTCTGAAAAGATTGACACCTCAGTTGAGTTCCTTGTAGAGAAACTATTTCCTACACCAGAAGAAATTAAACAAGATAATTTGTATCTTGAAATAGATATGAATAAGATCTTTAAAACAAAAGAAGACTTGATTGCAAGTCTTTAAAAAATATAAATACTATGAAATTTGGAATAGCTTTAGAGGCATTAAAAGAAGGCAAGAAAGTTTGTCGTTCAGGATGGAATAAGGAAGAAATGTACTTATGGATGCTTGCACCTGCTGTCATAAAAAAAGATTGGATTAAAGACGAATCATTGCTTACTATAATTGGTGAGGCTGATGAAATATCAATGTCAGGATTTATCCGCATGTGTTTAGCGGATAAGACAATTCTAACAGGATGGACGCCAAATACTTTAGACATGTTGGCTGAAGACTGGATTATCATAAATTAAAAAATATAAAGCCGCTTTACCGGAATGTGCAATGTGACTAATTAGTGATGCATACGAGGTTCGTAGCCTTGGGCGGCTTTAAGAAAATATACGGTTAGATCCCGGTGTAAGTATGACTCATGGCCTGTTGGTTCAAATCCATTAATTGTCCTCTTGGAAGGAGGCTTTGAGTGTAGATAATAGGAGGATCAAAACTACCCTGCTACTTATAAAAAAAATGAAATAAAGTAAGAAAAACTAAAGAACTAAAGAAAGATAAGTATGATTAAGAAATATGATGGCAGAACACTTTATCTATATGATGAAGCTAAAGAAATTTTAATAGAGGGTGTCAATATGTTGGCAAGCGCAGTAGGATCTACTTTAGGGCCTGGAGGACGTAATATCCTTATTGAGAATACAATGGGAGAACCTTACGTGACTAAAGACGGTGTCACAGTAGCTAAATCAATTCATTTAAAACCGCCATATAATATGGGAGCGGCTTTAATTAAAAAAGCTTCAGAACGATTAGGAGAAAAGATTGGAGACTCTACAACTACTACAACTGTTTTGACACAGAAGATGGTTAATGAAGGATTTCGCATGATTAAGGATAAACATATTAATCCTAAGGTCTTATTTTCGCAAATGAAGGAGGTCCATGATACAATGCAGGAATTATTGCTTAAACAGGTTATAAACCCTGATGAGTATAATGTTGCAGATATTGCTTATACCTCAAGTAATGGTGATACAGATATGACCAACACAATCGTGGAAGCATTTAATAAAACAGGTTCAGATGGCTTAATCCTTGTAGATGAATCACGCTCAGGGAATACCTATATTCAAGAGACCAATGGTTTCCAATATGACAAAGGTTATGTGTCCCCCCAATTCAATATGAATAAGGATACCACAACCATTACACTTGAGAATGCCCGTATTTTAATCCACGACAAGAAAATAGACCGATTGGAATATATTAAGGACGTTCTTTTAAAAGTGGCTAAGAATGAAGAATCTATTGTTCTAATTGCAGAAGACTATGATCCTCAAGTGTTAGCTATGTTGATTATGAATGTCCGTTCTTATGGCTTAAAGGCAGTAGCTATTAAGGCGCCTAGTTATGGAGAGAACAGATACACTAATCTTGAAGACATTGCAGCCTTGACCTCAGGTATTGTGATTTCGCAAAATAATGGATTGTCTTTATCTGATTTACGTTATGAGGATCTAGGTAAATGTGAGACAATTAAAGTAACTGAGGACTCTTTCACTCTTATTAATCCTGAAATAGATCAAGCACGCTATGACCTACAAAAGCAGCACGCTGAATACCAATTCAGTAATACCAACCTTAATCGGTGGGAGAACGATCAAGCAAAAGCGCGATTAGCTAGATTACGTAATCGTGTTGTGACAATCATGGTTGGCGGCATTACAGATGTTGATGTTAAGGAAAAGAAAGACCGCTATGACGATGCTATCCGCGCACTCTCTGTTGCTGTTAAACATGGTATTATTCCTGGCGGTGGTATTTCACTTATGAATTGTAGAGTCAATGAAACAGATAAATTTAATAGCTTAGGTGCTACTGTTATGAATAAGGCTGTTTATGAGCCATTTAGACTCATTTTATTTAACGCAGGTTTTTCTACTAAAGAAGTTTTAACTTTGCTTAAAACAAACAAATATTATAATATAGAAGGAGATTCAATTAAATATACCAATGATCTTAAAAGTACAAGATGTATTGATCCTTATTTAGCTGCTTCTGAATCGTTGAAGACAGCATTACACGTTGCAGGTTCTATTTTGCTTAATGAAGGCATTGTAATGCAAGATCTAAAGTTTGATGCTCAAGGAGCTGATGTATCTCAAGTAATATAAGGTAAGAATATCAAAGCAGTTTTTATAATTTTGATCATTGTAAGCTAAAGGCCCTGACTAAGGATAACTGTGCACAAGAGGACAACCGTTAAGACAACCACAGATCAAATATAGTTAGAGCAATTCTTTGTCGTCCAATTGGTAGTGTGCGCTAGAACTATTTAACGTCGAGGTTAAGAGCCCTTTGTTGGTAGATGAAATATGGGTTCGAATCCCATCAAAGAATGCTTTGATATAAAATATAAAGTAAAGTTATAAAGTAGGTTAAATATTAAAGTATGATAATTTCTAATAAGTTATTTAAAACAGAAGTTCCAGATGTTCACCCAAAGTCTTTTGAATATCAAATGTATTGGGCAGAACAATTGCATAAAGTACGTGCAGGAGAATGGCAAATGGGTAAATGGATGCCTGGGCGTTTATATTATTATATTAATTTTCATCATATTTCAATGAATAAAGGGAGATTAAGGACAAAGGTCTTTGGTCTCCCTGACCTACGCGATATAGATTGGCAAATATTTAGATATATAGAAGAGGCTAGAGGATTTTCAGGATTTGATGAAGATGAAGAATATACGTGTTTACGACAGATGATAGATTTTAATAGTTTATCTGAGAATGAAAAAATAGAATTGAGATTAGATTACCCTGAAATCTGGTCAGAAGAAAGGCAAGATTATAAAATATATACACCAGCAAGGCAATATTTAGAGAAAGTACATTATAAGAATATGGGTATACCTATATATAATAATGAAGCTAAAAACTTTATATCAGCTGGAGCTAGAGGCTGGGGTAAAAGTATGACAATGTCTGCAATTATTTTACATGAATGGCTATTTGATGCTAAGCCTCCTTTGCATAAATATATGACGATAGAAGAAAGATTATTATTAAGTGATACAAAAGCTTCTATTATTGTTGGAGCAGGCGATTTAAAGAAAAGTTCGGAAACTATGAAAAAGGTTTCTGATGCATTTACAAGATTGCCTGGGAAAAAGAAAATAGCTGATCAAGAATACGCATCACCATTTTCTAAAAGATATACAGGAAACTGGGAATCTGAAGTCATATCTAAGTATAAAGAAAAGGTTGGAGGTATATGGGAGAAAGAAGCTGGTTCTAAATCAAAGATAAGAAATCTTTCCTTCTTATAATCCATTTGCAGGACAAGGAGATAGAAATAGTATTATTTTATTTGAGGAATGTGGGCACTTTAATAATCTTTTAAAATCATTTCATGCACTTGAGCATAACATGAAATTCTCTGGAACCAAGAAATATGGTTCGTTAATAGGGGTAGCTTGTGTTTGTGCTGGTACAAAAGTTTGGACTAAAGATGGACGCTCTATTAATATAGAAGATCTTGTTCAAGAAGATGGGTTAATGGGGTATAATGGAGAAAAAGCGATACCACAAGAAATTAATTGGTTTAAGGCGCCAGCGAAAAAACCTTGTTACAGAATAATTACAGATGCTAATACTGTACTAGAATGCTCTGAAGATCATCCTTTATTGATTACAAGAAACAAATTTTATAAATTTATAAATAGAAAACCTGAAAAAAAATCAATTTATCAAGAAGCTAAATACTTAAAAATTAATGATCAATTATTAATGCCTGAAAAAATTGATGTATTTGGCAATGAATATATCAAAGACGCTAGGCTTTTTGGGTTACTAATTGGAGATGGTAGTTATGGTAAAAAATCAATGCCTTCATTAAGTGTGTCAGAAAAAGAAATATTTGATTTTTTAGAAAAAAATAATTATGCAGGTAATTTAAACAAAGTTTATGATATAAATAATAGTGGAAGAACTTATGCTCAAGTTACAATAATTGGCATAAAAGAAAAGTTAGTCTTAAATGGCATGTATGGTCAAGTTAAATTAAATAAAAGACTTCCATTAGATATACATACATATAGTAAGGAATCTTTGGCTGAATTAATTGCAGGCTATTTTGATGCTGATGGTAATATTTATTACAATAAAAAGAAAAATATTACAAGGATTGTTTTAACTTCTATTGTTAAGGAATTATTAGAACAAATAAAATCCCAATTAACTAAATTTGGTATTAATAGCTCTATTATAAAAGAAAATAGAAATCAAAAAGCGCCTAAAGGGTATGAAGGTCAGCAAGATCATATATTTAGATTATATATTAATCAACAACAAGATTTAATATTATTTAGAGATAATATTAAATTACTATCAGAAGATAAAAGAAAAAATTTAGAATTTATAAAGGGAAGTAAATATAAATTATTCGACACACATTTTGAAGTAAATCCTTTAAATAATAAAGAAGGATACTTTATGTCTAACAAATTAAAAGATCTTAGGTATGAAACCATAAAATCTATTGAATTTATAGGTGAACAAAATGTATATAATCTAAACTGTGGACCTAATCATAATTACATTTCCAATGGATTTATAACGCGACAAACTGGAGGTGACATGGAAACAGGAGGCACATTAGATTTGCAATATATGTTCTACAATCCAGATGCATTTGACTTATTAGTATTTAATGACGATTGGGAGCAAAGAGGTAAGATCGCTCATTTTATGCCTGGATATAGAGGACTTAATCACCATAGAGACGAGGAAGGCATTTTAAATTTAGATGCGGCAAGAATAGAATTAGATGCATTTCTTGAGAAAAAAAGAAAGCTTCAAGATAAGTCCGCTTATGAAAAAGAAGTTGTTTATAATGCGCGAGTCCCTTCAGAAGTTTTCATGATGCCTGATGGAAATATATTCCCAGTGTTTGAATTAAGGGAACGACTTTCTGAATTAGAAAAAAGTAGTCAATTAGACTTAATTGAGAAGCGAGTAGAGTTGTTTTATTCCCAAGATGGCATTAATGGCGTATCTTATAAACTTCTTGATAAAGGGAATTCTAATCTTATTAATCAGTATCCATGGCCTGATGGTAATGCAAAAGATGGTTGTCCAGTTATTTATGAATTTCCTATTGAGGAGAATATTATAGGGCATGATGGTATTAGTACCTCAAAAGTACCTGATGGACTTTATGTTATAGGCCATGACCCTTTTAGAACCAATAGCGAAAATGGATCACTAGCCTCTATCGTAGTTATGAAGACAGCTAAATATGCGCATAAGTATGGGCACAATGAAGTTGTGGCAGCTTATTATGGAAGACCTTTTGAAGGACGTGAAAGAGTAAATGAAATTCTTCTTCAGTTAGCTATGTTTTATAATGCCAAGGTTATGTTTGAGAACAACGTAGGTAACGTTAAAGACTTTTTTGAAAAGAAAAAACGATTGGATCTCTTATATAGGAGGCCCAATACAGTTCTTACAAACAAAGATTCTTTGTCACAGAATGTTGCTAACCTAGATTATGGATATCCACTCTCAAATCAAAAGTTTAAAATGGAGGCGCTTCAGTATATACGAACATGGTTATTAGAGGAGCGGGGTAGAGAGAATAGGAAAAAGCAAGTCGTGACATTTGATAAGCATGGACGTAAGCATATTATAGATGTCCAGGAATCTTTCATCTCTAATGAAGAGGAAGACCAAAAGACAATAAGAAATTTAGATAAATTATATGATCGGAGGCTTTTACAGGAATTGATCTCTTATAACTTAGATGGCAACTTTGACGGTGTTCATGGGCTAGCAGGCTGTGTGCTAGCAATGGAAGAGGACCATAATAAAAAGAGTTCTCAGATGTTATCAAAAGAGCTCTCTGATGAATTTAAATTTATCTCCAACAATTCTAAACTGTTTAGAAATACAACAACAAGATATTCTAATCACAACTACAACCAAAATTAAATATGACATACATATTCCCAAATCAAAGGCTATCCTTTGCTGAAAAAATTAAAAATGATAATGAGTGGGGTAAAGGCATGATAAATTACCTAGCGCATTTCAATACAGTCTACAACAACAACTATAATCGAAAGCTCTCAAATTATCACCTATTCAATAATATCTTGAATCAGAAAGACTTTGAACAAGATTGCAATGCTATGGGCATTGATGTTGGTCAATATAAAGAAGTTATTCTACCTTATAATAAGACCTATAATAAGATACAGGTCTTATTAGGAGAAGAAATGAGACGGCCTTTTAGATTTACGGTAGCTCTTATTAATAGTGAAGGCATTCGTAAAAAAGAAAATAAAAAGTCTGAGATGCTGCAAGCTTGGGTTGAGAATGAAATGCAGCTATATGCTGTACAGTTACAGCAAAAGATTAAAGCTAAACAACAAGCAGCTCAGATACAAGCACATCCAGAAGGATCCGAAGCACAACAAGCCTCAGCTGAGCAGGCACAACAAGAACAAGAGCAACTTAAGTTAATTGAGCAACAACTAACGGAGAGTCAATCACAACTTATCCCACCTCAAGAATTAGATAAATGGCATAAGACTAAGTATAGAGACAGTCGCGAGATTACAGGATCTAAGATTCTTAACTATCTTATGCAACAACAAAAGATCAAGGAAAAGAAGAATGATACATTTAAGCATGGCTTAATCGCAGGAGAGTCTTTTCTTTGGATTGGAGCTACAAATAAAGGCCCAGAGGTGAAAGTATTGAACCCATTAAATACATTCTATCACAAGTCTCCAGATACAAAATATATTCAAGATGGCTTGTTTGCGGGCTATAAATCTTACATGCCTATTGTGGATATCCTTAACGAGTATGGCGACTACATGGATGATGCGGACTTAGATAAATTGCAATCTAAAATAGCCAACTCAAGTTATTCAGGTACCCCTATGAATATGGGTAATGCTACAAGCAGAGAGCAAATGCAAACATACCAGTTTGATACGAATGAGGATGCTTTCTGGCAATCGCAAGTACAAGGCTCCACAACTCAAGGTCAGTACGGGGAGAATAATATGAATCAGTATATGGTTGTTCATTGTGAATGGGTATCTCAACGTAAGATAGGCTTTTTGTCTACTATAAACGAGTTTAATGAAGAACAGGTAGAAGTTGTGGATGAAAACTTTATTATCCCTAAGAACGCACATAAAGAAAAGAAATTCAAAGACGGGAAAGAATGTACTTACTGGTATTACCAAGTTGGACCTCAGTTATATAAGTATGAAGAACAATGGGTTCCACAAGTATGGGAAGGTACCAGATTAGGACAAGATATCTATGTTAATATTAGACCTAAACAATATCAGTATTTCTCTATTGATAGACCCAGTGTTCATAAGCTAGGTTATCATGGTGTTGTCTTTAATAACATGAATGCAGACTCTGTTTCACTCATGGACAGGATGAAGCCTTATCAGTATTTATATTTCGTAGTTATGCATAAATTAAAGAAACTAATTGCTAAGGATCAAGGAAAAGTTTACCATTTCGATATGACTATGGTCCCCGATGAACTAGGTCTTGAGAAGACAATGTATTACCTTCAGGAAATGAATATTGACTTCTATAACCCACTCAAAAACATGGATGTCGCAGGCGCTTTTCAACGTGGGAAGGTAACCAATTCAACAGACATGTCTAATATGCAATATATTATACAGTATATCAATGTCTTGAATTACTTGGATACCATGATCTCGGATACAGCAGGCGTTACACGTCAACGAGAAGGGCAAACCTCAAGTTCTCAGGCAGTCACAAATGCACAATCGGATTTAACCCAATCAGCTTTAGTGACAGAGATTTACTTTGATGTACATAATAAGATGTGGGAAGATAGTTTAAATAGCTTATTATCTTTAGCTAGACGCTACTATAAGGATAATAAGAAGAATTACTTACAATATGTCTTAGATGATTTATCTATGGAGACGATTATGATCTCTGAAGACGAGCTAGAGGACTGCGATCTTGGAGTTTTTGTAACTGATGCAGCAAAAGAGAATCAGGTATTTGATACTTTAAAGCAGTTATCGCAGGCTATTATTCAGAATGAGGCTGGTAGCCTTAGTCATGTAATCGGCATCTTACAAGGAGATTCATTAGCTGAATTGAAACGTGAGATCAAGTCTTATGAAGATGAAAAGAACTCTAAACAATCTCAAGATTATGAGGCACAACGTAAGCTTCAAATGGAGTCAGCCCAATTCGCACGGGAAACGATGATGATGAAAGAACAAGCTATCACAGAGCGTGAACTAAGTCTAGCAGAACTAAAAATCTATCAGTTTAAAACCGAACTAGATCAAAACTCGAACGGCGAACCTGATTATTTAGAAGTAGAAAGACTCAGAGCAGAGCTTGAAAATAATGCAGCACAAATAGGCATAGAGAAAGATAAGATAAAACAAAAAGATAGAGAACTTGAAGTAAAGAAAGAGATAGAAATTATAAAGGCTAAAAATAAACCAAAAGCAAAATCTAAATAAGAATGAAGTCAGGTATTTATTTTATTAAAAGAATAGGAAACCCTAAATTATATATAGGCAAAAGTAATAATATAAAATCAAGAATACGTAGTCATTTTAGTCTTTTGAAAAAAGGTAAGCATCATTGTGAATTATTACAAAAAGAATTTAATATTTTTAAAAGGGGCTTATTTGAGTTTGGAATAATCGAAGAGTGCTCTATTGGGCTTTTAGATGAGAGAGAAAGATTTTATATAAATAGCTATAAAAAAGAAGAGCTTTATAATACTGCTTATTTACCAAAAGAAACAAGAGCTTCTAAATTTAGAAATAAAAACAATTCATGTAATATTA